AACTGCTGATAACCTTGGAATCTATACTGTGAATTAATCCTACTAGTTACCTTTCTTGTTATATTATCTATTTCTGCGTCAGTTAAATCTTCTCTAGTAAAATCCCGTTTTTTTAGCGATTTGATTTTTCCTAAATATTTGTCTCCTAAGCATTGTTGGTGAACTTTCTTTGTTTTTAATGTTCCCGGATTAAATATATTTTTGCGGAAGTTATCTTCTATACTAGGGTTTAAAAGTATAATAATCTTTTTATTATATTTTTCTAGGACACCAGCATATTGTTCAGCTATTGATATACTTGAGCATGTTTTACCAACACCAGTTCCATGAAATAATAAAATTCCATTATAAGGCGTGTTATTTGACATAAATGTTTTAAGAAATTTTTGATTATCCGATAAGTTGAAACCAGAGCATTTTTCTTTCATTAATTCTTTAATATCTTTTTCAGTATCTACCTTTTTTGTTTTATTTATGTAAAACTCTTTTTTTTTGTATATTTTTTCATTAAAATCTGGATCATCCGGGTAAGGATAGTAATTAAAATTAGATGACATATCTACAACTTAAATAATATAGAGAAATAAATTAGTATCTATTGGATATTAAATACTTTTCGATACTTTTAATCATATCACGTTTTTCTTTATTGTAAGTTCTTATTGACTCAACTGCGTCCTTTACATCAAACCATCGAATATCACTTATCTCAGACAGTTGTGAAAAATTATTAGGGTCAACCCTCACTTCTTTATCGGAATTCCATTTTGCTATGTAGTAAATATGTTTATATCTAATATTGTTTGTTCCAGAGAATGTCTCGCAAAATGTAGGTATTTTTTCCTGAATAATATAATCTTCGCCGGTTAATCCAGTTTCTTCTGAGAATTCCCTTACTGCGCATTCACGGTCACGCTCTTTAAGATTCCGTCTTCCCTTTGGAAATCCCCACTCAGGGTTTTCATATAACTTTATTGAATCCTCATTTATTGTTTTAAGAGTTATTTTCTTATCAAAGATTACTATGCCTTCCTTTAAGGTATTAAACTTTTTCTTTGAATTATTGTATTCATTTTGATACTGCTTTGAATGTTTGTTTAACCATAATAAATCCCATAAGGCATCAAAGTCATTGTTAACTATAAAATTTCTTTCCGTTGTTGTCATAATTGAAAATATTTGATACAGATATTTATAATTAGTGAAATTGTATTTTCCTCTTATAAACTCCACAAATCCAAGAGTGTTTCTTCTTCTTATCATTAGATATTCAAATTTATTTTCGGCATTTTTTCTAAATACTATTACACCTAAACTGGTAATTGGTTCCAGACACTTTCTGTAGACGTGTCCTATTTTACCGCAATTACCACAATATAAGTTGCTATGGTATTGTTTATTCATTTAAAACTTCTAAATTACATATGATATTTATTTTTAAGTATTTTCACGAAACATTTTATTAGATTATATTATATGGATCCAACTAAATGGGGACCGCATTTATGGTTTTTTATGCATACGATATCGTTCAACTTTCCAGAAAATCCGAATTTTAAAAATAAAGTAGAATACAACGATTTTTATAATTCATTGAAAAACATGATACCTTGTGAACTATGTAAAACACACTATATTCAATATTTAGAAGTTTCTCCCCCAGATTTATCAGGTAGAAGTGCACTAGTTAAATGGACTATTGATTTACACAATAAAGTAAATAAACAGTTAGGTAAACCGGTTTATTCCTACCAAAAAGCAATCAAACTTTACAAAAAATACTATAAAGGCATTGATTTAAATGGGGAGTTATCAAATAGTGATTATAGCACAGTAATAGAGGATTCTAATATGGATTTTATAAAATACTTACAGGTTTCAGTTTTAACAGTTATATTAGTTTTACTATTGGTCTATCTATTTAAAAAAAGAAATGTTCGAAAAGTCCGCTTCTTATAATGACTATTTAATTAAATTATAAAGCAGTTAAAGATAAATAATTTAATATATTTTAAATACGATAATTATGGGCTTTTTTGATAATGTTAATACTGAAAATAATGAACAAACAGCGGAAAATGTTGATGCTGATGCTGATGTTAATGTAGAAGAACACTTAGATAACGAAGAAGAGGATGAGTATGAAGTCCGTGTAGATACCGATAGTGAACAGGGTGAGGAGACAGTAGATTTGATTATCTCTAGTGATGTATTTGAGAAATTTGCTAGCGTTTTTGGATTTATGTTTGGTCTTTTAATCAACTGGGGATCACTTAATATTATCGGATTCATGATTGGACTTAACTACCGGTATCTACTTGCTACTGGAACTTATAATAAATTAATTACCGAAGTTCAAACTATTATTCCAGCATTTATGTTAGGTGTATTGATTGTCCATTTATCACTAATTTATTTTACTCTAAGTGTATTTGTCGGTTACGCAGTGAAAAGTAAAAATCTAAGCGTTTTCAACGAAGATTTCTTTGCTAAAAAATCTATTGAAATTAATGTTAGAAATTATAAGGGTGTATTTTATGAACTTTTAGGTATTATTGGAAATGAAAAAAAAGAATCTTAAAATATATTAGATGAAAGGTGAATTATTTATTGTTTTTATAATTATAGCTGTTTACTTTAAAACAAGTAATATTCTTAGTAAATTATCATTTGTAAAGGGAATTTTTACAAGTAATTATATTGTTACTGTTTTAATTTCATTAATAATTATAGTAGTATTATCAAGTTATGTTGGTAAATTCTTTAAAAATAAGAATTCAGTATCCGGTGATGATCTAATGGAGGAATTTAATTTTGTAAATGATGTAAGAAATGTTACATCTACTGGAAAGATGAAGCAAAAGGAAATATTTGATGAGTTTAAAAAAAAGGTAGTAGATAATCAAAATAATGTTTGTAATCACTGTGGTAAAAGAATAGTTCTAGTTACAGAATTCAATATTGATTACATAATACCACTAAGTAAGGGCGGTGAAAACTGTCTAGCAAATTCTCAGGCTTTGTGTAATAGTTGTTGTGATAAAAAAAATAGCATAGATAAATATTTACAATAAATATGTTATAGTATATTAAATAGTAAAAATGAACAATAATAACAAAACAGCAGGGCAAAATACTAACGTTAATAAACCAACCAGTAACGCACCTAACGCTCCAGGAAATAATGTAAAGGGAAACGCTTCTGGCAATAATGTAAAAGGTAACGCTTCAGGAAATAATGTAAAGGGAAACGCTTCTGGCAATAATGTAAAGGGGAACAACTCTGGGAACGCTTCTGGTAATAATGTAAAGGGGAACAACTCTGGGAACGCTTCAGGAAATAATGTAAAGGGGAACAACTCTGGGAACGCTTCAGGAAATAATGTAAAGGGTAACAACTCTGGGAACGCTTCAGGAAATAATGTAAAGGGTAACAACTCTGGGAACGCTTCTGGTAATAATGTAAAGGGGAACAACGTTGGTAACAATAATGTAAACGGTAATAATGTCGGTAATGCGAATGCGAATGGAAATTCTGGCAATAAATTTGGCGAAATGTTATCAGAAAATACATTAGATGATTTAAAAAGTTCATTAACATCAGCTACCGATCAAATTACTAACCAAACAAATGTCTTAAAAGAAAATCTAGGAGAAGATTTGTATGATAAAATAAAAATTGGATTAATTATTTTCGTAGTTTTGATAATTGTAGGTGTAGGTGGATATTTTCTTTTTAAAAAATTTAAATCAAAATATACAGAATCAAAACAAGTTTATGTTCTAAAGAATGTTTCGACAAGTGATCCCAATGTAATTCCAGATTGTGAATTAAGTAAACCAAAGGATGGATTTAATTATTCAATTCATCTTACTATATTTATTGAAAACTATTATAACAATTATGGCACATGGCGTCATATATTCCATAAAGGAACACCAATTGAAAAAGATAAAGTGTTAGATTATAAGTGGTATGATGAGACAAATAATAGTTGGGATGAAGTTTTAGCGGATATGCCAAAACAAGCACCAGGATTATGGCTTCACCCTAATCAAAATACATTAAGGTTTGTTCTTGAAACTGAATATGAAAAAGAACATTGTCCATTTACCCACGCTAATCCTAAGACAAGTCTAAGACTTCAAGCTAAACAACCAATTGAGTTAAATCCTCCGAAATCACAAATTCAATATATGGATATTCCAGATATACCAGTTCAAACACCTGTTTCTCTTACTTTCTTAATAAACAGTAACAACGTAACAATTTACTATAATGGTAAAATGAGAAACATATACACATTCAAAGGTAAACCGGTATTAAATAGAGGACCACTTTATTTCCACGCTCCCAAGAGTTATGGAGGAGAATTGTTAGATTTTTACTTTTTCCCAATAAAAATAAATGAAGAAAAAATTAAACAGTTAATTAAGAAAGATTAATATTTTTCTATTATATATTTAAGATGAACTATAAAACTGTAGGTCTCCTTATTGTTTTAGTAATAATCATTGTCGCTATTATATTATACATTTATAGAGATAGAACTATTCACAATATTATTGAGGATGATGTTGTATTTTTAGCGGATGATACTAACTTAATCTATTCTTATAAACTTATGCCCGAATCAGTTGAGGGTGAAAAATATACCTTTTCATTTTGGGTAAATATAACAAATATACCTGAAAGTGCTCACTGGGACTCGGATGTTAATATTCCCAAAGGCATAATATCACATTTTGATTCACCTAATGTTTCTTACTTAGTAAAAGAAGATATATTAAGAGTTACTGTAGGATATAAGGATGAAGGTGGTATGGCAGGTAGATATAATTTTAACTTAAAAAAATTCAAATACCAGAAATGGGAAAACATAATAGTTGTTGTAGATAATAGAAGTGTTGATATTTACATAAATGGTGAATTAGATAGAAGTGCATTTTTACCAAATGTTCCTTGGATCTCAAATGATAACTTGTATATTGGTCAGGCTGGAAATAATTTTAATGGGCATGTTGGATTAGTTGAATACTTAAATGACGCTCTTACTATTGATAAAGTCAAAGAACTTTACAATAAAAACAAAGGAAATTCAATATTCAATAAGAAATTAATAACTTACGCAAAATATTATAAAGAAAAAATGGATGCTATGTAGTATTTTATCTTTTTTCAATTAATTATATTTTTAGGAAAAAATAATATACATTAATAATATACAATGAAAAGTAAACGTGGTGGAGGAAACGCCAATAATAACAACTTTAATTTAGGTAACAATGGAAATAATGGGAACAATGGAAACAACGGAAATAATGGAAACAACAGTAACAACAGTGCTGGAGGAGATTACAATATGGTAATCATTATTGTTATTGCGTTAATTTTACTTGGTGTCGCAGTTTATTTTGGTTACAAATATCTTAATAGTTACCAGGCTTCACAATCAGTAACAAAGACCTTTATTCCATACATTCACGATGCTAAGGAACCAAAGAGATTTACAAATGGTTCAATTCCAAAATCTACTCAAGGAAATGAATACAATTACAGTCTTTGGGTTTATGTAGCTGACTATAGTCATAGAAACGATGAAGATAAGTGTATTCTTTACAAGGGAGAAGTAGGTGATTCCAACTTTAGTAGCGCTCAAAATACTGAAGAAAATCCAAACAGAATGGGAAACCCTTCAATGTGGTTATTAAGAAAAAATAACACATTAAGAGTTCAAATTGCCTTAGAGACTAGATATAATGATATTGAATCTTGCTCAATTGAACATTTCGACTCTCACGGTGGAGATGCTGGTATGAACGCTAATGCCAACGCTAACGCTAATAACAACAGCGTCCAAGAGCCTATGGCAAAGACATGTGATATTGAACATTTCCCACTCCAAAGATGGGTATGTGTAAATATTTCATTAACAAATAACATTTTAGATATTTCATTTAATGGTGATTTAGTTAAGAGTTGTATGTTACCAGGAGCGCCAGTAATTAATAACAGTGATCTACTTGTTTGTCCATCTGGTGGATTTAACGGATTTGTCGCCAACTTAAACGTATCAGATAAGGCATTAGGTTCTGTAGAAATAAAATCAATCTATGAAAAGGGACCAACATTAAAACCAGGATTACTTGGATAAATAATTTTATTTTTATTTTATTTTATAATTATATATTATAATGGCTAATAACAATAATAACAATAAAGGAAATAATAAACCAAAGAATGTTTCTAACGCTAACAAGAGTGGGAATGGAAATGTTAACGCTAATGCTAACAAGAGTGGGAATGGAAACGTTAACGCTAATGCTAACAAGAGTGGGAATGGAAACGTTAACGCTAACGCTAACAAGAGTGGGAATGGAAACGTTAACGCTAATGCTAACAAGAGTGGGAATGGAAATGCTAACGCTAATTTAAACAATAATGGAAATGGAAATGGAAATATTAATGGTAATGGAAATGGAAATGGAAATGGAAATATTAATGGAAATGGAAATGGAAATGGAAATGGAAATAACTCAGCGAATAATAATTCTTTTCAAGGTAAATTAACAGCACTTGGTCAAAATAAAACATTAATGCAAGTATTAAAACTACTAGGAATTGCCATCGTTACTTTCCTTATTATGTATGGAATTAGAAGATTCTTAAAGGCCCAGCAACTAGCTAGAATTCAGGCACCATTTATAATTAAAGGTTCAAACAGCGGAAAAAACAGTATTGTAGTTTCACAGAATCCAGCGGAGGATAATTCAATTACATTATACAGATCTGATGGTGAAGAAGGTGCCGAGTTTACATACACAACCTGGTTATTAATCCAGAATATGGAATATAAAGTAGGTGAGTGGAAACATGTATTCCATAAGGGAAACAAAACCTCATTTCCAAACAGATCCCCAGGAGTTTGGATTCACCCAAACAACAACGCATTAAGAATTTATATGAATACTTATGATAATCCACTAGAATATGTAGATATTGATAATATCCCAGTTAGAAAATGGTTCCACATTGGTATTTCACTTAATCATAAATACCTAGATATTTACTTTAATGGACAATTAAGAAAGAGAAAGGAATTAGATAGTTTACCAAGACAAAATTATGGTGAATTCTGGGCCGGTTTATTCGGTGGATTCGAAGGGTATATCTCAAAACTTCAATATCACAGAAAGGCATTAGATTACAAGGAAGTTGAGGCAATTGTTAGAGAAGGTCCTTCAAAGGATGCTTGTGGTGATACCGGGGAATATCCTCCATACTTAGATGATTCATGGTGGTATGATATTTAATTAATTAGTATCTTTGTTTTCAATACTTTCATTAAGATGATGAACATCTTTTGATAACTCTTCTATATTGTTTTCTAGTGTTATTAATCTGTTTACTACTAGTTTATTGAGTTCATATTGTGATATTTCCTCATTTTCATTAAATATTGATTCATCATTTTTAAGTAATAGTTCCATTGTATCGTTGTTTATAAAAGACGCATAGTCGTCTATTGATTTTCTTTGAAAAGCGGGATAAGAAAAAAGACAGCCCATTATAATAAATACTATAATTTTGTTTTTTTTAATTGAGAATTTAATTGAGAATTTAATTATTAATAAAACAGATTAAGGTTATCAGCGGTTCTTGTGATTGCCGTATAAAGACATTTAAGACCATCAGTATCATCGCGGTTATATTTTAGGATGTTAGCGATATCGACATAAACATTATTATACGTAGATCCCTGTGATTTATGACTGGTAATACAATAACCATAACTAATATCAGCGAATAGGTCAATCACATTGTTAAAAATATAGAGCCACAATCTAGAGAGAATAACTAGACCGAAATTTATAATCCTCTTAGATCGTAATACCTCTAGTTTAATGTTTGACATCATATCCTTAATTTTGATTTCGGTTGCGTCGTATTTTTCTTTGCTTTTTTCAGTGAGTGTATAAATTACATCGTTATTGACAAGTTTTACCTTGTAGACATCAAATTCTATAGTATCTAGATATTCCGCGAATTGATTAAGTAAACCAGTTAATCTTGGATTATCCTTGATAATGAAATCATCTTCCCCTTTTAGTTCTATTAAACATAAAGGACAACATTTGTGTTTATTCAACCATCCTTTAGCGCATTCAAGGCATAGTTTATGTTCACATACTGTAACTACATCTAAGTCAATTTCTTCCGTTTTACAAATAGGACAAGGGTTATCTATTTTTGATAGATCTATAGAGTCATTATTGTTAAAGGGGTCTAGTTTATCTTTCAAGTTTATCAGTGAAAATAGATTAAGTTTTTTTATGTTAAGTTTGCTTGGTGAAACATCTTTGATAATAGATGATTGTGAAGTGTAGTATTTATTAGTAGCGTTTTGGTAATAGTTATTGAATACAATATGCTCTCCTGGTAGAAATTTCTTGCTTGTTTGTTCTTTAGAGAACAAAATCTTACGAACTAGATTATTTATTTCCTGACATCTAAAATTTGTATAAGCGAGTATAATGGACTTTTTACCTGTATTTTTAAGATGCCGAATATAACTATCTAACCAACTATCCTGTTTTCTAAATATTGCGACATTATCATCCCTGAACTGTTTTAGTTTAAGTTTATTTTTATCAGTAATAGAAGTCCTTACATAATTAGAGATATTTACAATGTTATTATCGCCAGTTGACCGCATAACCTTTGTAAGCGATATAATCTTATATTTATCGTCAATGAAAACGTCACTCAGTGTCTGATTAACTGGGGGTAATTGATTACGGTCTCCTACAAAAATGATTTTGCCGACGATTCTTTTAGAAATGACTTCTAGATCGTGGAAAAGTGTTTTATTAATCATAGACGCTTCATCTATAACTATAACATTGTAACTGAATATAGATTTACACTTTTTATTTCTTGAATCAGTAGTTTCATTGAAACTAGTGATAAATTGCTGTTTGCCATCACTATCAATAGTCCGTTTAATTCTCATCAACTTGTGAATTGTTAGGTAATCAATCTTTTTATTGTCTATTTTACCCATTTCTTTCAATACGCTAACCGCTTTGTTTGTTGTCGCTGACATACAGACATTCATTTTACTGTAATCAGGATCCTTAAACAAATGACTAATTATTGTAGATTTGCCCGTCCCAGCGTAACCTTCTAGAACTATTATTTTGTGGGTCTTACTTTTTAGAAACTCTCTTAAACTACATATCGCATTCTCCTGCTCATTATTAAGTGTTAAGCATTGTGACATAGAGTAAATAATATTTAAAATTCAAAAATTTAAAATTTATCAATTTAAATTTAATCCGCGTTTATAGTATGCATTACAGTGAAATATTAAAATCATCAGCACAAGCAGGTATATCAGGCGGAGTAGCAATGACCTTTCAGGTATCAAGTCTTATGTGGTTAAGAACAACTATGAATTATCAATATAAAAATGGAGGAAATATGGTGAATACACTTAAGTTACTCTATAAAGAGGGTGGTGTAGCGCGAATGTATAGAGGTTATCCGTTTGCTTTGATGCAAGGACCTATCGCTAGATTCGGGGACACCGCGATGAATAAATTCGCAAATGAAGTCTTTAAAGATAAACACGTTGCTATAAAAACGGGTGCCGGATCATTGGGTGCGTCATTATGGAGAATTGTTATTATGCCAATAGATACATTTAAATCCAATCTTCAAATTCATGGGAAAGAGGGTGTTGCGACTGTCGTTAATAAAGTAAAAACAAGCGGACCCCGCGTTTTATGGCATGG